TAATCTTCCCTATCATGATGGTGACAATAGCTTACGTTATTGTTTTAATGATGATGGGGCTAGTGTTGACCTTAATGGGTTTTTTGATTTGTATGATAAATACTGTACGACAAAAGAAGATTTAGAAGGTTTAGTATTAAATAGAAAACATGATGTAAAAGACATGGAAGACGGACCACCGTGTCTAGCAACATTGATGTCACAAGGTGTGCCACAAGGTGGTAGAGATAATACATTATATCAGTACGCGGTATACGCAAAAAAGAAGTGGCCAGATGATTGGCAAGATAAGACAACATGAGAAGAAAGATTATAAATATAAATGTAAAGATCAACCAATGTGCGCAGTGTGTTCGCCTTTGGCGTGTAGAGTTAGGAGATATGGTATAGGTAATGATGCTTTAGATTTAGTAAGTGATTTGACAAAATATGAAAGTGATGAGTCTACGTGGGAGTTAAATATAAATGGTAAAAAAATTAAATTAACAACTGATCAACTAGAGGAGCAATCTAAATTTAGAAGAGAGTGTGTAAATCAAGCCAACGAGTACCCAGTAAAATTAAGACCTAACGATTGGGATAATAGATTACGTGCTTTGTTGCAAACTGCACAAATATTTATCATGCCGCATGAGGTAACGAGGGCCGGTCGTTTTGAAAGTTTATTAGAAAGATTTTTAGAGGACCAAGGAGAGGCAGATCACATAGATGAAATAGAGATAGGCAAAGCATTGTTTGAAGAAAAAACTTATTTTGAAAAAATAAAAGACGAGTCTGGAAGAGAAAAAGAAGTAGAAGTTAAAAGAATGACAGCGTTTTTTAAATCAGAAGAATTACAAAAGTTTTTGAAAAAACATGATTTTAAAAATTTTACACCCACAGAAATACTAGCTCATCTCAGAGGGAAATTAAAAGGTGGCGACGGACGACGAAGAATAAAAGGTAAGCCGGCCTTTGTTTTATACGTGCCTTGGCAGAGAAAAAATCAAGAGAATTTAAAAGTACCAGATATGGGAGAGGAGACACCGTTTTGAGAAACATTATATTTGGACCACCGGGGACTGGTAAGACAACACATTTACTGCACATAGTAGAAAAAGAATTAAAAGAAAATAATGTGCCACCAGAAAAAATAGCTTATCTTGCATTCACAAACCAAGCGGCAGATGAAGCGCTGTCTCGCGCCATATCGCAGATGAATCACAGTAAGAAAGAGTTTAGTAATTTTAGAACACTGCACAGCTTGGCTTACAGACAGTTAAACTTAAAAGAAGAAAATATAATGAACGATGAGGATTATAATTTTATTTCTGAAAAAATACAAATAAAATTAAGTAATCCAAATAATAAAGTAAAACAGTATGGTATTGGTTTTCCATCTGATGTTTTTATTCAAGTAATAGATGGTGCAAAAATAAGAGGTCTAACAACAGAGTCATATTTTGGATATTCAGAAATAGGGCACTTAGATGGTGGTCTATCAAAATTAAAATACATTGATGAGGCTTTAATTAAATACAAGAATGCAAGAAACAAATACGACATGACAGACATGATCGTTGATTTTAATAGAATGCATTATGATAGAATGCCTAACTTCGACGTGGTAATTGTCGATGAAGCACAGGATTTAAGTTGGTTGCAATGGAAAATGGTAGAAAGAATTACGACTAATGCAAAAAGAGTTTATGTAGCTGGTGATGATGACCAAGCTATTTTTCTATGGGCAGGTGCAAGACCAGAATTTTTAGTAAACATGGAGGGTGATAGAACTATTTTAAATAAATCATACCGTTTATCAAAGCTTATTCACGCCAAAGCTGACAAACTAATACGAAGAGTTCAAGACAGAGTGGATAAAGAGTGGACATCAAGAGATGATCTAGGTGAAGTAAAAATATTTCCTAGTGAACAGTTAGATAATTTAAGAGAGGGTAAGTGGTTTGTATTAGCGAGACACGGACACCGGTTAACTAAATTAGAAGAGGACATGAAGAAAAAGGGTTTATATTATTTAAAAACAAACAAAAACGGCAAGAAAGAACCATCAATAAGTGAGCGAGTAAGACGTGCTATTCTGGGTTGGCAAGCTCTTTGTCAAGGTAGGTCGGTTGATTATGCCACCGTGAAGAGTTGTTATATGTATATGCAAACAGGTGTGGGTGTTGATAAAGAACACAAAAGTATGAAGGGGGCAAACAAAGACGGAATGTATACACACGAGACGTTGTGTAGAGATTATGGATTAAAAATAGGCAGAGATAAACCATGGTTTGAATCACTTGTTAACTTATCATCAACTAATGTAGAAATAATTAGAGAACTGTTGCGTCGCGGTGAAGATATTAGGTCAGACCCCCGTATTGAACTGTCCACGATACACGGATCAAAGGGTGGTGAGGCTGATAATGTCATGCTATTTACTGATTTACCAAGAAAAGCTGATATGAAATATTGGAAAAATAAAGATGAAGAAAGAAGAGTATTTTATGTTGGAATGACACGAGCCAGAAATAAATTACATTTAGTTCGCGCACAAACAAGCAGAGAGTTCTCAGAAATTTTTTAATGATAGAATTAACCGTCACAAAAGAAATGATAGAATCTTGTAAACAAAAAGCAGAGTCTATTGGTAAACTAAAAAATTCTATTACAAAAGGAGAGGGAAATTTAAGTGGTGTTTTAGGTGAATATTTAACACACAAACAATTAACAAAATCAATTTGGAAAAATACGTTTAATTACGATTTAATTGAATACGGAGTTAGAATAGACGTAAAAACAAAGCGTTGTACCTCTGCTCCTCAAGATTTTTATGATTGCTCAATAGCAGAAACTAGTTTACATCAACATTGTGATGAGTATGTTTTTGTTCGCATACTTAACGACATGAGTAAAGCGTGGTTGCTAGGACGAATGGATCATAAAGAATATTTTAAGAAAGCAAGGTTTATGGCAAAAGGTGAAGTTGATCTCAACAATAATTTTACCGTCAAAGCAAATTGTTATAATTTACAGATAAAGGAGCTACATGATATGTTTAACATACACACTGCGTTGAAGCAGTTAGACGTTACGTTAAAGCAAGTAAGAAAAACTAGGGCACAACTTCCAAAGCTTAACCGTGAGAAAGTTGACCAAGAACTAAAAATACTTTTACTTGATTTACAATTACTACAGCAAGATTTAAAATACATAAGAGATCATGGCGAAAAAGAAACACAGAACAACTAGAGAATACTTAGATATCGCCGCGAAGATCGTAACAGGTCAAAGGCAGTATGATTATGGTGATAAATATCAAAACCATCAAAACATAGCAGAGCTCTGGAGTTCTTATATTGGTAAAAAGATATCAGCACACGACGTTGCTATATGCATGTTACTGGTAAAGGTAGCACGAATCAAACACAGAAAGACAGAAGATTGTTACATAGACATGGCTGGGTACGCCGCCATAGCTGGAGAGATACACGAGAGAGAAGATGAGTCCGATACAGATACCACTTTTTGAGCCTCCTTCTGAGTGGGTTCCACCGGAAAGACTTCCAGATTTATCAGAAGCAAAAGAGATTGCTATCGATTTAGAGACATACGATCCAAGTCTTAAAGAGCTTGGACCGGGTTGGGTGCGAGGAGAAGGACACGTTTTAGGTGTGGCCATAGCTGTTGAAGGTTGGAAAGGTTATTTTCCATTAAGGCATGAACACGGTGGTGGTAATTTTGATGAAAGACTATTTAAAAAACAGTTTCAAAAGATATTAGACCTGCCTTGTGATAAGATATTTCATAATGCAAGTTATGATGTAGGTTGGTTAAAACGCTGGGGTATGAAAATAAACGGACGTATAATCGATACGTTGACGGCATCTATTCTTATAAATGAAACGAGAGTTGCCTACACATTAAACATTTTAGCACGAGAATATTTACAAGAAACAAAGTCTGAGGCTGGTTTAGTAGAAGCGGCGCGAGCGTGGGGTGTTGATGAAAAATCTGAAATGTACAGA